CATCTGTGGCTGTTGGCCAAGCATCATCTGTGGCTGCATTGGCTGTTGCATCTGCTGCGGGATCGGGCCTTGAATACCGGGCATCGGCATTTGCATCTGACCAGCATTCGGCATCATCTGCGGCGCTTGAACCTGCATGCCGGGGCGTGCGTTCTGCGGCTGTCTCGCACCTCCAAGATAGGGAGCAGAAGAGACAGAACCGGGGTTGTAGTGGCCAGTGTCAAAACCGCCGCCGCCATTGTTGCCGCCGCCATTATTGGTATTGTCGCCGCCCTTTCCATCGTTGCCGCCGTTGTTATTGCCGGTCTGGTCATTGTTCGGATAGCCGAGCGCGTTGGGCGTAAAGCGCATGCCGGAATAGGTATCTCCGAGAATACCATTCCACTGCTTCAGACCGCCGCCGAAGCCTTGATTAAGCTGCTGTGCGAGGGCGTTGCGCTGACCGGGAAGGAATGCAGAGAGAATTCCCATGGGAGGGGTGTTGCCGCCGCCAGCTCCAGCACCGCCCAGATACCTGAAGCCCTTGCCTTCAAGATCAGGCCCGCCGATCGTGCCAGGGGAATGCCATTTGCCGGGGTCGCGGTCGTGTGTCAGAGTTACCGGGTTTACAGCCATGGGATTTTCCTTAAATCAGACCGAGAGTGCCGAGCAGGCCAGCGCCCGTTGCAACGCCGCCCAAGCCTTGCAGCCATGGATTAGGCCCCGGTGCCACGGTGACGCCAGTCGTATCCTTGAACTGACCATTCAGCCCCGCTACGCCAATCAGGCGATTGAGTGCATCCCATGGCGCGTTCTGCTGCGCCGCGAAGATGCGCGACCGATCATTGATCATGTCGGCGTATTTCTGGTCATAGGCCGAGCCGATACCAAGGCGCGTCTGTTCCGGCGCCTGCATGCCCTGATAGGCCTGCGTCATATTCCCGAGGCCAGCCTGACCTGCGTTGAAGAGCGAGGACGAAAGCCCCTGCCTGTTCTGTATGCCCTGCTGGCCAAGAGCGTTGATTGCGCCGCCGAAGCCTTGGACGTTGCCCAAGCCCTGCTGCGAGAGCGAGGCCATGTTCTGATTGGCGGCATCGTGCCGGCCGAGCCAGTTGTTGTAATCGTTGTAGCGGAAGTTATTGCTGAGATCGCCAATCTTCTGCGCCAAGACGCCTTCATGCACGCCGGAGCCATATCGGCCATTCGCCGCGGCATTGAGGTTTACCGCGTTTGTGGCATCCCTGATTTCAGAGTTGAGGACGCCCTTTGCGCCGGGGTTGGCATTGAGGCTATAATCCGAGTTCGCGAGCTGGCGATAATTCTGAAGCGCCTGATCCTGCGTATTGGTGAGACCATTGTTCCCCAATCCCTGCAATTGCTGCTGGAAGCGATTCATCACATTGTCTTGTGCGCCTGTCAGGCCATTCCCGCCGAGTTGGCGAAGCTGGTTCTGCATGTTGTTGAGCGAACCAGACTGGTAGTTGTTGAAGCCGCCGTTATTGATGATATCCTGCAGATTGCCTTGCAGGCCTTTGGCGCCTGAATTCTGATCGGCGATCTTGTTGAGATTGCCATATGCCTGCGTGTCGTAGGACGAAAACGGGATGACATGCGAGCTGGTATCGACCTGATTGCCGACGCCGCCCATATACATCCTGTAGGCATCTTTCAGCCCCTGGTCGATGAGCTTGACTGATCCCGGATATGGTTTCGCAGTGGTGTTTGTCGTGGTTTCTTGTGTTCCGCCAGGCATCTAAATCTCCACCGCTACGGTGCATCTGATCATGCGCACCTGTGGGAGGTGCTTCTTCAATTTCTCGAAGAGGATTGTTCGGCCAGAGGCCATCAACTGCTTTGCCCCGCCTGCCTTCGCAGTGACCGAGGCACGTTCGAACAAGGCTGTTACCCAGTCTTCGCCCGTCCGCATTTTTCCGTTCATACCTACGAGCATGAGGCAGACGAAGTTTGCTTCCTCGAAGCGCCAGACAGACGCGCCGACAATGGTTGTTCCCTCATGAACCACGATGAGAAAGCCGGCGCCGGAGCGGCACATGACCCACAGTTCGGCAGCCGTGAAAAACGTAGGCGTCTTTTCTATGCACTTGACGATGTCTGCCGATATGAGCGGCCACAGGCCATCCACATCGGACTGTTTGGCGACCGTGGCGCAGATCACTTAGTTCCCATCCAGCCGACGTTAACGCCGCCAGTTCCAGAGATACCGATGTTCTTGTTTTCCTTGACCGGGAGATGATCAATCATGACCGCAATGACGCTGATACGATCAGCAGCGCCAGCTTGCACCTTCAATGACTGGCTTGCCGAAAGGTCATTTCGATAGCGAAGCTTAGGATGAAAATCAGTGATGAAGATCGTAGTGTTTGCCGCCATTACGACGGCGTTATAGATTGGGAAATCCGTTGCCCCATCATTGTAGATCAACGTGAATGCAGTCGATGCGGCGCAGGAAATCGCCATGCTTTCGAGCGTCTTTACCTCTTTCGAGGCGCAATCAACGAGCGTATGTACAGAATTATCCGCCAGGTTCTTACGATAGACGACGCGCGGATCATCGGTGAGCGACGTGATCATGATTTGCCTGATCCTACGACATCCAAGTCAACGCCCTGGTAGATCGTCCAAGACTCGCCCGATGGAATGGCGACTGTTGCCTTGTGCACGCGCCCGTCGCCTCTCAGCGCCAAGAAGCGCGTCCTTGCCGATGGGCTAACGCCATTGCGTGCCCTGAACGCCTGCCCCTTGTAATCCGCCGTGGCGAGCGTTGCCGTGTAATTGACTGCATCCCCATCCAGTCTGCCACCGTTGACAAAGGACCTGTCTGTGCCGTTCAATGATGCTTCGTTTGTCTCTATCGTGGCTTCCATCGCCGGGCCGGTGAGCATCGCCAGATAGCCGTTAGACCTAACCGCACCGAACACCAGCGCGCCACCGTCGAAGATGGCAGAGCCCCAGGTAACGTTTGCCAGATCGGCAATGGTCGGAAACACCGTGTCAAGCTGACCGATCGTCAGGCCGACAGTTTCCATCTTGAACGGGTCGGCCAAATCGGCATCCGATTGTGTCCACTGGTCCAATTGCCAATGATAGATCAGAAGTAGGTATGTGCCGTCATTCTTCTGCACGCGGAACAGCACGATCTTGCGGCTGAAGTCCGCAGCTCCGACCATGGCTTGCCGCGCGTCCTCATCGCAGACTTCGAGGATATAGCGATCAACTCGTTCGGCACCGATCGGCTGCATGTTGAGCCCGCGAAAGAACCCATCCTGGCAGTAGACGACGAAATCATCTTGCCCGATCAGGACAGCCGACCATTTTGCCGGCGAGCCACGGTAGCCGTTCAACTGCGTGCGGCGGAAGACATACTCCGAGTCAGGAAAGTTCATGATCTCGAACTTGTCACGCTGGATAATCAGCGCACCGCTCGAAATAGGCAGTATCCGTTGAACCCCGTTGCCGTCGCCAAATGGCTGGACATCCGAAAAGCGAATGCCAATATCATTTGAAGTCGGGTCATCAAGCGCAGACCACTGAATTGAATTGTCTGGCAGCGCCCGCATGGCAAAGTCAGCAACAATTGCCCCGTCTGTCGCTACCGGAGCCGTTGCATTGTCCGAAAACACGGTATCGACCCCGATTTCAAACATCTGCTCGGGATCAAGGCCATTGCCGCAATATAGCGTGTTTCCATACAGGAAGAAATACCAACGATCCTCGCATGTGTACGGTGCCGATGCCCCGGAAACATCCTTCCAAATCTGCGAGGTGAAATCGAACTGGTATAGCTTTGTCCGCGTGCCTACGAATATGCGCGTGGTGCCATCCAAGAGCCGGACAAACACGCCGCCAAGCGAGGCAGAGGGCAGGAACAATTCATCTGTCGCACCAAGCGTGCCGGTGATAAGCTCGATCAAGACGTTTCCAAGTTCATCCGTAAGCGCCACACCGTTTTCGTCCACTAACACCCGGATTAGCGGGTTTTGATCGGCTGGCGCCGGCATGGGCGCCCAGCCATCGGCAACGGGCAGCACGTTCATGATATTGCTTGACGCAGCCATGTCGTACCGGCTTTTATCCGGTTCGAAGCGCGCGGCGGGGACTTTCACCATGTCAGGCGACCGTTATCCCGCGCACCCGGCTAGGCGCATAGGCATAGTTGCCGAGTTCGTTTGTGGTCATCAGGCCGGAAACGAGCGTCCTGAGCATTGCCGCGCTGCGGCTTTGCAAACCGTCCCATTGCTCGATCATGGCGACGTTGAACAGCGCCCCGTGGAGATAAATCAGTGGATGCGCGGTCAGCAGCCAATTCGTGTCAGCGTCATCCACCAATTCGGAGATTTTCTGGTAATAGGTCAATTCGACATCGCTAGACGTAAGCGGGAACGTATAGAGCGACGAACCAATGATGGTGAAGTTGCACGATGAGCCTGATCCTCTATCAGGATATAGATCATCCGAGATGCTTGGCGTGATGTACGACAATTCACGGCGGAGAGACGAAGGCACCGTAACGCGGCGATACTGCAGATAATCCGTTGGCAGCGTGCAGATGCCATTCGTAGGCGTGAGAGTGGCCACTGTTTCCATCTCGCGCACGCGAAGCGGAGACATTTCTTCCGATCCGTAGTTGAGCATGTGCGTGGTCATCTGCACCACGTCAGCCAACTGGTCATCAAGCGTATTGCCTAGATCGGCCCATACGTTGATGGCCGTCTTCAGGCTCGCAAGATCAGTGATTGCCATCAGATATGACCTCGGAAGGTTCGGAACGGCCTGGCCTGCTCGTGGTTGAGCCACCAGCGGAGATG